TCAGGGAGAACGGTAATACTTGATCATCTCCGCCGGGATTCCATTCCGGCGAAACAGCTGTTCGAGGGTATCCTCCGGCCCGGGCTTATCGAGGCCGGTCAATAAGTGGACGGCGAATTCATTGGCTTCCCGTTCGATTCGGTCGATGGGGTATAAGGTATTGCTGCGCAAAAACGGTGTGTTGATCTTGGGATGGATGATGCCATGGCCCAGCTCATGGGAGCAGACGAAGCGCTGCCACTCCTCGTCTAGCTTCTGATTGATATGGATAATCGGTATGCGTTTATACGTGCTGAAGTAGCCGAGCGTCGCTCCAAGCGGCTCGAAGAGCACCGGAATCTTACGGGCTTCCGCAAGGGTAAATGGGTTGTTGGTGCCATATCGACGTATGAGTCCCGCGGCCACTTCCTTGATCGTGCTCATGAAGCGATCCCCTCCGGGTCTCTATTGGCGGTATTTATGGGGTGTGAACTTTTGTTTGGAGAGCTGCTTGGCAAGTCTCATGGAATTTTCCAGCGAGAGGCGCAGCAGCTCTTTCGTCTGTTCATCCATCGCTTCTCCGTGGAAGGCTAGCGCTTCGTTGCTCTCCAGGTCATTCATCATCTTCTCGAGATCTCTGGCGATGTCCCTTTCTTCCTTGGCGGAGATCGGATGCTTCTCCGCTTGGGGATAGGGGGCCGCTTCGCTGCTGCGGCCGAGCAGGTAATCCACGCTTACGCCATGGGCTTCCGCCAATCTTCCGATCATGTCGAGATCGGGCTTAGCGATGTTATTCTCCCATGCGTTATAGCGGGCGCGCTTGACCCCGAGCCTATCTGCCATTTCATCTTGGGTGATATGCATACGGGCCCGCAGGTCAGTTAAGGTTTTGCCGATTTTCATAGGGGGACTCCTTTGCTGAGGATATTCCTGCCTCGGATTTGATAATAATATTATCACATTCCCGGTTGACGATAAAACTATTATCAACTATACTAGAGGATAAGTCAACATTTTCCATTAGGAAGGGTGGAGACTCTTTTTTATGATCGCGTTGATAATATTATTATCATTGGTGAATGAAGATAAAACTATTATCTATTCGAAGGAGCGAACCGGGATGAACCACGATCAAGTTATCAGTCAGCTGAAAGGATATAAACGCATCGTCGGCCGCATTAAATATCTGGAAAAATACCCCGTTGGCGGAGGAATTCGCCTCAGCAGCATTAGCCAGGATGACAATCTCCAGACCCTTCACCGGCAGTTAAGGGGAATGCCCACCTATCTCTATTTAAACAAGAGGGAGCAGGAGCTGGAAACGACTGCTCACGCTTATTTGACCCGTTATCCGGCGGGAACGAAGGCTCAGCTTCGAGAGGTGCAGGGGCTTTACTCAGATGATCGAGAGGACGAGCGCAAGCTCCGCGAGGTCGAACAGAAGATTCGCAAGGTTCTGGAGACGCGCACCGGTCAATCGGAAGGTTATCACGGTGTTCTGGAGCGGCTCAGCGAGATCCAAGACCTGGAGCAGGAGAAGGAGCAGATCGACAACGCACTGGAAGCTCTTGGAGAGTACAAGCCGCATTATGCGGATCTTCTCAGGCTGCGTTACATTGAAGGCAAAGCGGTGGATCAGGTGGCGGATGATCTAGCCATCTCCCGGGTGACCTTCTTTCGCTGGAAGACGAAATCCTTGGAGGAATACGCGAACGTAGCGGGGATCGATTAGCATCGCGGACGCAAGTGAAAAAGCATGTCGCAACACATGCCGCATGAACAAGCCGGGACACTTTGGTGCCCCGGTTTTTTTTCCCTTTCTTTAAGATGATAGGGGAGCAAGGAATCGATTTTATGCTCTTTTTCGGCATGATACTTTTGTGAGCGATTTTGCAGACGATCGAGAGACCGGATTGGCACCACAGCCCCTCCATCACCGTGGTAAGATGATATCGTGCAAGAGATAGGGAATACGAGAAGCGGCCCATAGACGGGGCCGCTTTTTCGTTATACCGGCGTGAAAGGAGGAGCAGATGGCTTGGCTGCTGCCGAAGTTCCTTGCACATGAAAGTTTGAGGCGACAAGAAAGGAGCTTTCACCCATGACTAAGGCCAGCGAGATTCGGGCAAGCCTTGCGGCGGCGCTTCGGGAGTACGATCCAGCGATCCCGATACGGAGCGCTGAGAATCCGGCTCCGCCGGAGCCCTATTGGGACATCACGCTGCAGTTGAGCGAGACGCAGCGGGAGACCGGCCAGCGCTATCGGCAGACGGATGCCTTCCAGCTCCGATTCGCCGGAGCAAGCGAGGATGAAGGAATGGCCGCTGTCTCCTATCTCTTTGAGCAGATGGAGTATTTGCCCATCCCGGGTAGAACGCTTGCCGGGACCGGCATCGCAGCGGAAAGGACGGAAGAAGGACTTCTCATTCGGGTCCGCTATGTTTATCACCTGCTGAAAGCCGCGCCGACCGGCGGCAAAATGAACACTCTCACACAGAAAGGAACGATCAAGGATGGCGAAGCGTGAAGAACCGGCTAAAGGGATTGTCTCGGAGGCAGCCAAGCCGGAAGAGCAAGAGGCCCAATATTCGAAGGCTCAGTTTATTGGTTCGGAAAAGTATGCGGGGGTCCGCGATGTGCTGGATGCTCTAGTCAATCCGGAAGAACGGCTTACATCCGCTCAGGCGGACAAACGAATTCAAGCATTTTTGACCAAGGAGGCGTTATAAGCGATGGCAGGTGGAACGTTTACAACTCAAAACAAGGTAAGACCCGGTGTGTATATCAATTTCGCCAGTGCAGCCGGAAGCCTCGGCTCCGTCGGCAATCGCGGAACCGTGACCCTGCCGCTCTCCCTGCCGTGGGGAGAAGCCAAGAAGATTCTAACCATTCAAGCAGGCGACGATGTGACCAAGGTACTGGGCTACGAGCTCTCGGCTCCGCAGCTTGTGCTGGTCCGGGAAGCGTTGAAGCACGCGGGTACGCTGCTTCTTTATCGCTTGAACACCGGCGTGAAGGCGGCTATTACGGCGGGAACTTTGACCGCGACGGCCAAATTCGGCGGGACGAAAGGGAATGCCGTCAAGATCGTTATCGAAGCCAATCTCGACGATTCCGAGAAATTCGACGTCCAGACCTATGTGGATGGAAAGCTGGCTGACAAGCAAACGGTGGCGACGATCGCGGACCTCGCCGCCAATGACTGGGTCGCATTCGGTGGAACCGGTGATCTGGCGGTTACGGCAGGAGCGGCTCTTACCGGAGGCTTGGACGGAACGGTGGTTAACCAGGATTATGTGGATTACCTCTCGGCAATCGAGCTCCATGACTTTCAAACCATCGCGTTGCCCTCTACCGATACGACGCTGAAGAGCCTCTTCGTCTCGTTCGTCAAGCGCCTGCGTGATGTGGAAGGCCGCAAAATCCAGGCCGTGCTGGAGAATTATCCGGCGGCGGACGCGGAAGGGATCATCAGCGTGAAAAATGGGGTTCAGCTCACCGACGGAAGGGTGCTCACTCCGGCGCAAGCCACGGCATGGGTCGCCGGTGCGACCGCCATGGCTGGGGCAAATCAATCGCTCACCTATACGGCGTATGATGATGCCGCCGATGCCGTGCCGCGCCTGACCAACTCGCAGACGGAGCTCGCTTTGAAAAACGGGGAGTGGGTGTTCACGAGCTTGAACGGGCAAGCCGTTGTCGAGCAGGACATCAACACCTTCAAGAGCTACACGCCCGAGAAAGGCAAAGCTTTTTCCAAAAACCGAACTCTTCGGGTGCTCGACGGTCTTGCGAACGATTGGAAGAAGATCTATGAGGCTTATTACATCGGCAAAGTCGACAACAACGACGACGGCCGCAGCCTGTTCCGCAACGAATGCGTCAAGCTCGCCGAGCAGTATCAGAATATGGGCGCACTGCAAAACCTGAAGGCTGCTGATGATATCCGCGTGTTTCCGGGGGCGGAAGCCGATTCAGTCGCCGTGGAAGCGGCCCTTCAGCCGGTGGATGCCATCGAAAAAATCTACATGAAAGTTCAGGTGAAGTAAAATGGCTTATTTGAACGCAGGCGATATCATTTCCGGTAAAGAAGGCCGGGCATTTGCCGTCATCAACGGGGTTTCGGAGGAAATGTTCTTCGTGAAATCTCTGGAAGCGAAGATCGAAAAGCAAAAGGCGGAGATCAAGACGATTGGCAGCCGCAGAACCCAGCACAAGACCACCGGGTGGTCGGGAACCGGCAGCATGACGATTTACTACATGACATCGAAGTTCCGCAAGCTGATGCAGGAGTACCTGGAGACCGGCCGCGATACTTATTTCGATATCATGGTCGTTAACGAAGATCCCTCTTCATCGGTCGGCAGCCAGAAAATCATGCTGCAGAATGTCAACCTCAACAGCGTCATTCTGGCCAAGCTGGATGTGGAATCCGACGCGTTGGAGGAGGAAACGGAATTCACCTTTGAAGGCGTCGCGTTCGTGCAGCATTTCAACGATCCGGTCATCGGATAATTTATTGGGGGAGTGAAGAACATGAGTGATTTGAGTATCTTTTTCGCGCAAAATGCGGAGGCGGGGGTGATGGAGGACTTTATCGTGTCCGATCGCTTTCAGGAGAACGGGGTTCCGGTGGCCTGGAAGCTTCGCAGCATGACAGAGGAAGAAAACGAGGAGTGCCGCAAGGCGGCGACCCGCCGGGTGAAGGCCAAGGGAGGAGCGATGGTTCCGGAAACCAATCCGGAGGAATATTTGGCGCGGCTTGCGGCGGCGAGCATTGTTTTCCCGGATTTGAAAAATGCTGAGCTCCAGCGTTCTTATGGGGTGCTCGGGGCCGAGGTTCTGCTGCGCAAAATGCTGCTGCCGGGCGAATATGCTTCGCTCGTTCAAAAGGTTCAAGAGCTGAATGGTTTTGACAGAGACATGAGCGAGCTTGTCGATGAGGTAAAAAACTGATCCGGGAGGGCGACGGGGAGGCGAATTACGCCTACTACGCCCTCCATGAGTTTCATCTGCTTCCGCATGAGCTCGTCCGGCTTTCCCGCCGGGAAAAAGCTGCTCTCTATGCGATGATCGACATTCGTATCGAGCAGGAGAAGCGGCGCAAAAAGAAATAACGGGCAGGCGCCGGCCGGTCGAGTCGGCGTCCCTGCATAGAAAGGAGGGAAGGATATGGCAGGTGCAGCAGATAGCGGAACGTTTCTTATTGGAATGACCGGGTCGACGACGAAGGCACTGGCGGCTTTCGATAGGCTGTCAGCTCGTCTGAGCGGCATGGTCCAGCAGTTCAATCAAGCGGCAAGTCGAATGGACGAGTTTGCCGAGAAGATGACGAAGACATCGAATGCGATGGCGAAAGCGATTGCCGCTCAGAATGAGCTGGTCACCTCTGTCGAAGAGTTGGCCACAGCACAGAAGGAAAATCTGAATACGGCCAAGGATATGACCGAAGGAATCAAGCAGATGCAGGATCAGCTTCAAAAAACGGCGACCGCGAGCGATACGTTCGATGTAACGAAGGATGGTGCTGCTTCTTCGGGAACGGATGATAAGAAGTCCGGATCTTCCAAAGACGAGAGCGAAGTCAAAGACACAGGGAAAGAAGATGGCAATAGCAAGCGCAAAGAAAAAGGCCCGGGATTTTTCAACCGAATGGCCAGCTCGCTCAAAGGTATGGCGGGCACGGCTTTCTCCATGATTGATGCTAAGCAGCTAGCCATGAATTCGATTGGCGGAGCCATGGACAATCAGAGAATGCGGGATCAGTTCATAATCCGAACGGGCAGCAATCAAGAAGGCGGGTCGATGTATGACGAGCTTCGCAAGCAGGCGGTTCGTTCCGGAGGGAACGTGAACGATTCACTAAAGGGCTCTCTGCAAATGCTAAACCAAACCCAGGATGCCGGTCAGATCGCCAAGCTGACAGGATTGGCCCAACGTATGGCTGCTTTCGACCCTAACGGCGGTGGGATCGCGGATGCGATGTCCGTGATGAATGATGCCATGGCAGGAAACATGGACTCACTCGCAGCGCGCTTGCAAATCCCTAAAGATGTGTTCAAAGAGATGAATCTGGAAGGTATGGCAAAGGGGAAAGATTGGGATGGGTTAAGTAAAACTGTGGATCGGCTTCTTAGCAACAAGGGTATGAGTGAGGAGCATTATAAGGTTTTGCAGCAAGAGCCCGGTCAACAGTGGAATGCGGTCAAAACCAATGCGACCGCCGCACTTCAAGACGCCGGACAGGGGGCGCTGGCCGCCCTGCAGCCGTTCTTCACGATGATTAACGACGCCTTTCAGGAAGGCAAGTTCCAGCCCTTCTTTGATGCACTGGCAATCGGCTTTCAATTTATCGGGGGGATTGCGACGGATGTCGCCTCATTCATTCTTGCTCATCTGGATACGGTGAAACTCATCCTGCTCGCGATTGGCATCGTGGCTGCGGCCGTTGGAGCTATCATGTTCATTTCGTGGCTATCGTCGATCACACCTATTATCCTCTTGATCGGATTAGTCGCAGGACTTTTGTTCGGATTAAATGAAATGGGAGTGTCCGTAAGCGACGTTGTCAGTTTTATCATGGGGATCTTGTATGGATTGTTCGCATTCCTGTGGGACAGGTTTGCCGCTCTTTACAATAGTGTGTTGGCTGTGGCGGAATTTCTCATCAACATCTTTATCGATCCGGTTTATGCGATACAAAAGCTGTTCTATGACCTCGTTCTCAATGTTGTTGAATTTTTCAATGGAATGATCAACGGACTGATCGACGGACTCAATTGGATCCTCTCTAAGATTAGCAAGGTTACGGGTAAAGATATGGAAATAAAAGGAAGCATAAATCTTGCTGAAAAGATGGCGGGCACCAAACCGGTATCCGACAAGAACGTCGTCAGCCTGGACAAGTACAGGATGATGTCCAAGGATATTGGACTAACGGCTGAACAAGGTGCAAAAGTGGGAAGTGGTTTTACCGACAACTTGTCCGCCGGTACCGACAAGCTGAAGAGCTTCGGCAAGGGCTGGGACAAGCAGCTGGACCCAACGGATAATATGAAGAAATTCGGGGCGGGTGCAGGGGCAAGCCCGGCTGTGGACAGCCTGAGCAAAGTCGGAGCGGCTTCACCGGCACTTTCCCCTAATATCGACAATGTCGGTCATGTCGGCAGTATAGGAAAGGTTGACGACACGGTGGATGTATCCAGCGACGATCTGGAGATGATGCACGATATCGCCGAGATGAGCAGCATTCAGAACTTCGTGTCCTTGACTCCGACGGTGAATGTCACTACCGGGGATATCAAGAATGGTTATGACATTGACACCATCATCAACCGTATTCAAGTGAACCTGGAGAATGAAATTGCTTCTTCAGCTCAGGGGGTGTATGGCTGATGGCGAACCAAGTGGTAAAAGCGAAAACGAAAGCAGCTCCCTATGTTCAGAAGAAGATGATCAATGACAATCCGGTGGCCATCTACCTGTCCTTCAACAATCAGGAGGATGGCTTTATGCTGCCGGTTCTGCCTGCATCCCTTGAGATCAGCAACGGCGGAAATGATTCGACCTATGAAACATCTGTCGGGGAAATTCAAGTCATCAAGAATCCCAAGCTGCCGGAATACAAGCTCGAAAGCTTGTTTCCCTATCAGGAGTATCCGTTCATCACCGCTTTTCAATATGCTGGAGAGCCCGTTGTTTATACCCCAATGGAGTATGTCGCGTATTTGGAAAAATGGATGCGTTCCAAGAAACCGATCCGTTTCGTCTACACCGGAACCGGCTATTCCATCAACGAGACGGTCAGTATCACTTCCTTCAACTGGAAAGAGGTGGCGGGATCTCCCGGGGATATCGAGTACGACCTTTCGTTGAAGCGCTATGTTTTCTATGGAGCAAGGCTTGCAGCGAAGACAAGCAAGACAGACAAGACAGGCAAGACGATGGTAACGCCAGCGGGGGTAAGCAAGACAAACCCAAGACCGGCGAAGGAAACTCCGAAGACGTACAAGCTGAAGGCAGGAGATACCCTCTGGAAAATCGCCCAGACCTACGGACTTACTGTCGCTGTCCTGCAAAAGCTTAACAAAATCAGCGATGCCGAGACTCGGAAGCTTGCGATCGGGCGAGAAATCAAATTGCAGTAGGAGGAAGTCGAAGCCATGCTTGAAGTCATGTTGGATAATCGCAACGGCAACCTGTGGGATATCTCGTCCATCGTTACGGATGCAAGCTGGAAAACAAGCCGAATCGGCAAACCGTCGACGTTCGGCTTTTCTTATGTCAAGGGAAGCCCCTTCGAGGACAGCCGCTTCAAGCTGGAGCCCGGCGACATCATAAGTGTGCGCAAGGATGGCAAGGGAATCTTCTTTGGCTATGTGTTCACAATCGACAATGGGATGGAAGAGAAGGCAACGGTAACCGCATACGATCAAATCCGCTATCTCCAGGCGAATGATTCCTACACGTTCACCAACACGACTGCGACTGCGATCATCCGCCGGATTATCAACGATTATAAACTGAAAGCGGGGTCTCTTGCCCAAACTGTCTACACCATTCCGAATCTGGCGATGAAGGACAAGAAACTGATTGACACGATTTGCACGGCGCTGCAACACACGGTCGTTGGTGAGAAGAAAATCTATACCTTTTTCGATGATTACGGCGAGCTAGCCCTGCGCAATTCGGAGGAGATGCTGCTAGAGATGTGGATCGGAGATGGCAGCCTCATGACGGGCTATGAGTATTCGCGCTCTATCGACGACGAAACGTACAACTACATCTTGATGAAGCGGGATAGCGAATCCAAAGAAAATCCGCCTATTGTCTGGAAGGATAGCTCGACAATCTCCAAGTGGGGGCGATTGCAGCTTTTTAAGCAGATCGATCAAAACATGAATAACGCTCAAATCAATGAGCTCGGCAAGAATCTGCTGGCTCTTCATAATCGGGAGCGCAAGAAGCTGACACTCGAGGCTCTCGGGGATCTGCGGGTGCGAGCCGGCTGCTATCTCAGGGTTTATCTGGAGGAGGTTGCGATCAACCAACCCTTTTTGGTAGAGGAGTGCTCCCATGAGCAGTTGGAGGAGGATGTATCGATCATGAAATTGGAATTGAAGGTGATCTGATGGGATTGCTCGAGACAATCAAGAAAGCCGGAAAAGACGCCGTCGCTTCTGCTAATCCGGTAGAGTTGCTATTCGCAACGGTGACGAGCACGAAGCCGTTGGAGTTAACAGTTGGGCAGCGATTTGTGTTGAACGAGTCTTTTCTGATCGTTCCGGAGTCGATGACTTCAGCGGAGCTGACGATTGGAGGAACGATCTACCCGCTCCGGAAAGGGCTTCAGGCGGGAGACCGCGTCATCATTCTGCAGATTCAAGGAGGCGACCGTTTTTTGGTGCTGGATAAGGTGGTGCAGCCATGATTCCGGAAGGTGGAAATCTGACCGTGGGGGTTGTGGAGGAGAGTGTGGAGGAGACAAGCCGCACCTATCGCCTCGACCCGGTGAACGGCCGCATTGCCGGGATGATCGACGGATTGGAGGCGGTGAAGCAGGCGGCTTTCAAGCTTTTACAGACGGAACGGTTTGATTTCCTCATCTACGATCAAGCTTACGGCAGTGAGTTCCGGGGCTTGATCGGACTGCCTGGGGTGATTGCGGCCTCCGAGCTGGAAAGGCTGATCCGCGAAGCGTTGCTTACTGACGATCGGATTTCGGATGTGCAAAATATTCAAGTGGAGCATGAAGTCGACGAAACGTTGGTCCGCTTCGATGTGATCTCTACGGCAGGCAGTTTTTTGATGGAGAAGGAGGTGAACGAACTTGTATGAGGATCAGACATATGAAGCGATTCTGCAGAGGATGATGGAGCGGGTTCCGACAGAGGTAGACAAGCGGCAGGGAAGCATCCTCTTCGATGCATTGGCACCGGCGGCTGCGGAACTCGCAGAAGCCTACTCCCAACTGGATGAGATGCTTCGCTTGTTCTCTGCGAGCACAGCAAGCGGGGAGTATTTGACGAGAAGGGCTGCGGACGATGGGATCGACCGGAAGGCGGCGAGTCCAACCAAGCGGCGCGGGAGGTTCGTGGATGGAAGCGGCCAGCCGTTCGATCTGCCCCTCGGCAAGCGGTTTTCCGTTGAAGAGACAACCTTCATGACCGAAGCCAAGCTTGCCCCGGGCGAGTATGTCATGGAATGCGAAACCGTGGGAACGACGGGGAATATCGTCACGGGAACGATGCTACCGATTGAGTACGTGCCCGGCCTTGCCCGCGCTGAGCTCGGAGAGCTTCTCGTTCCCGGCGAGGATGAGGAGGCCGATGACTCGCTCCGGCAGCGTTACCTGGACCGGAACCGGAATCCCGCCACTAGCGGGAATAAGGCACAATACCGAGCCTGGGCATTGGATTATCCCGGGGTGGGGGGCGCGCAGGTGCTTCCGCTGTGGGCTGGACCCGGAACAGTGAAGGTGGTCATCCTGGATGCCACCGCCCGCCCGGCTTCCGCTGCACTCGTTGCGGACTTGCAGGCTTATCTCGACCCGACGCCTGGCGTGGGTGAAGGAGCCGCTCCGCTCGGAGCGGTCGTGACGGTTACGGCGGCTGCTCCGGTTGTCGTGAATCTGGAAGCGACTGTCTCTCTTAATGGGAGCCGTACCTTGGCTCAAGTGAAGGCGGAGCTCGAAAAGGCATTCGCGGATTACCTGAAGGGAATTGCCTTCGGTACGGACCCGTCCCCCAAATATGCGAAAATCGGGGCCTTGCTGCTGGATATTCCGGGTGTGCAGGATTATTCGACGTTGAAAGTGGCGGGCGCGGCATCCAATGTTCCAATCTCGGTTGGCCAGGTAGCCATCGCTGGGACGGTGAACGTCAATGGGTGAAGCGAGGGGATCGGATTCTCTTCTGAGCGAATATGAGGTGGCGGGGAAGCTCTTGGATGAAAGCCCGAAAGCGGAGGAGATGAAGAGTTATCTGCCGGACTTTTATAGGGGCATTCGCGAGATGGAGGTGCTGCTCGGCACGGAAGGCTTGGAAATGGACAGCCTGTATCTGGCAGCGGATGACACGCTGGATCAATTCTTCGTCGGGACCTCAGATTGGGGCCTTGCCCTGTGGGAAGAAGAGTTGGGCATCCCGACGGATATCGCCAAGCCGGTGGAGCAGCGCCGAAGCGTAATCAATTCGAAGCGCCGTGGGGTAGGCAAGGTCAGCGCTTCTTTAATCAAGCGAGTGGCCGAGGCCTATGAGCGCGGCCGCGTGAGTGTTACCGTTCAGCCGGCCCTTCGGCAACTGACCGTCATATTCGTGGACACGGCTGGCTATCCGCCCAATCTGGCTGACTTGAAGGCAGCGGTGGACGAGGTTGTGCCTGCGCACCTGCAGGTCACCTATCAATTCCGCTATCTGATGCTGTCGGAAGTGGAGCAGTTAACCCTGGCTCGACTGGAAGCAACGACGCTAGACAAATTTGCATGGGGGTGATGGGAGTGGCAACTCCGAAGACAACCAATCTGGGATTGAATAAAGTAGACCGGTCGTCTCCGACGACGACAACGTTTAATACGAAGACGCTTCTTGACGACAACGCGGATATTCTTGATGGAAAGTTCGGCATCAGCACGGACGGCCATAAGCATGACGGCACAGCAGGCAACGGGCCAAAGCTTGGCAGTGCGGCACTCGCCGATGGAGCGGTGGGAACCGCTGCATTGGCGGCCAAGGGCGTGACGCAAGCCAAGCTTGCAGACCAAGCGGTCGGGACGACACAGCTTGCTGCAAAAGCGGTCGGATCCGCTCAGCTGGTAGACGGCGCGGCGACCGATACGGTGATCGGTAGCCGGACGGTATCCGATGCGACCGCGCCAAGTGGTGATGCAGGCACGCCGACCACGCTGTTCGGCTGGCTCGCGAATATGATCAAGCAGATCACCGGCAAAGCAAGCTGGCGCACCGCCCCGGCGATCACGCTGGAGACGACGAAGGCGCATGTGGATGCGACGACGGGAGTTCATGGTGCTGTTTCAACGGCAACGGCGAATCGTCTCATTCAGCGGGATGCCAATGGCCGGGCTCAAGTTGTGGCTCCCTCTGCAGCAGAGGATATCGCCCGTAAAGATACCGTAGATACACACGCTAACGATATGATAAAGCATATTACAGCGTCGGAACGCACAGCATGGCAAGCCGCAGCCGACAAATGGGGCGATATCAGTTCTGCTGATGTTATGAAGGTCATCTCCATTACGACGAATGGGACGGACCTCAATACACTCCTAACTCCAGGAAACTATTACTGTGCGGGGACTTCTACCGCTGCTACTCTTCTAAATTGCCCAACCGCTGTAGCCTTTTCTATGCTCGTTGAAAAGCATGCTGGGGTCAAACAAACGATTACAGAGTATTTGGCCTCTGGAACGCCTCGAATCTGGTACCGGAACCTTTATTCCGGTACTTGGAGCGCGTGGAAACGCATCATGACGGAGTACGATTCAGCAACGGGAGCCACAGCAAACACCCTCGTTCAGCGAGATGCCAACGGAAGGGCAAAGGTATCGGCTCCCATAGCTGTAGATGATATCGCACGCCTCGATACCGTTTCCAGTAAAGTGGGGGATCTAACCACCCTAACAACTACCGCTAAAACATCAGCAGTTGCTGCGATCAACGAGCTTTTTCAAAGTGCCAGTGACGGAAAAACGGCAGTCGCCGCCGCGATCACTGGCATGGGACAAGCGGCGACTGCAGCAGATACCTTCGCACAACTTGCGACTAAGGTGGGGAATATCTCCAAGGATGCAAATGCTGGAGCTGGTGATGTGCTGGTCGGGAAGACGTTTTATCAAGGTGGGGGGAAGAAGAGCGGTACAATACCGAATTACGGAGCTGGACATATTGTGGGCACTCAACGTACCGCCGGAGTGCTTAGCGGAGACGGCGTAAACGGTGCCTATATTATGCCGGCAAAAGGATATTATGACGGATTAACTTCATGGGCAAAGATCCCAGAGCCGGATCTTTTGTCCCAAAATTGGCGTGCTGACAAAACTATTTTCGGAATCCAGGGAAGTATTCCAGTAAAACAAGTAAATCAAGGTGTAGGTTCAGGTGATGGTTCTGACGCAGAATCGCTCGTATTCGGGTCTGCTAGCAATTCGGCTGTAGGGAGGCTGGATGTTAATCTCCCTACTGGGTACTATCCCGGAGGGATTGGTTTGCACATCAAAGACCTACTACCATGGAATATTCGGTCTGACGTACGTATTGGAGGACCCAACGGGATTCAGGGGACTATGCCGGTTAAACCGTTTATAAATAACGCAGTAACCGCTGTCGGGGGAGGAGACGGAAACATTTACTTGAGAATGCTTCCTGGAGCATACGTTAACACGGATGTTCGGGAAGGGAGTCTTGTTTGGGAAGCCAAAGCATATGACAGTGATTTCATCGCATCCAACATACGTAGTGGAGTAAACTTATTCGGCGTGACAGGAGCGCTTACGAGCGTCCAGATGGCGAGTGGTAGTGCAACTACCAATGGATACCGCATCACTGTAAACGGACTAGCGTTCCAACCTAAGCTCATTGTTGCGTTTGACAGCTCTTATAGTAACGCAATATATGACTCTCGATTAAATGCTACGAAATCTCGCTATTATAGCAACGGGTTGAACGATTGGGGACAGGTGGACATTACTCTATATCCGGACGGTTTTTCCTTGATGGTTTATGCCATGGTTGGGGTTGTCTACCACTGGACAGCTTATTCGTGGTAATCTCGGCGAGGGGGGAACTCTTATGCAAATTGGTAGAAGAATTTATTACGATAAGACAACGGGTAACATCATTCAAGACACGAGCGAACGCTCGGGTGACGTGATTGAAACAAGCATCGAGCAGGACTTTACCACCTATGCCTCGCTTGTAGAGCGGGTACCGGAGACGGTCGGACTTATTCAAATGGAATACGGACAATACATGCAAGACTTTATCGAAGGGAAGCTAGATCGGATCGACTTGGAAACGTTGGAGCTGTTATTCAGTTATCCCGATCCTGATCAACCGGGAGAATTGTACCCTCTGCAAAAACCGCTCACCACAAAGGTGGCCGAACTGGAGCAGAAGCTGCAGGAAAGCGACCGCGAGAACAAAAACGCGCTGTTTGAGATCTATACAATGCTCTTAGGAAGCGAGCCGACTTGACTTAGTATGGTGCTCTTCAGTTAAAGTTCCTTCTGAAGTTTACAAAGTGAGGTGAGATTGTAAGTGGTTATTGTTATGGCATCACTCATCATTTATGGCGACATTACATTTGCCCAGGTTCCGCTGAAAATGAAAGCTGGGGTAAAAGTTCGTTTGGCGGAATTGGGTTACGACGAGAAAGGCCAGCCGATCGCGGTTAATTAATCTTCAATTGAGGCGCCCACTGAGGCGTATTTTTTATGCCCCTGGAAAGATCCGGGGGCTACCATTCTATAGCGAAGGAGGGAGGCGGTCATGCCGGAGACGGACCAAGCCGTGTTAATGGAAATCCTGCAGCGCATCACGAAGATTGAAACGAAGATTGAGAGTTTGACCAACCTGGACCGGGTTGCAGCGGACGCGTACAAGATCGCGAATGAAGCTCTGCAATCGACCAAATCCGCCCATAATCGGCTGGATGCATTGTACACATCGCATGAGGCTGCCGAGGAAGTAGCCCGTAAAGCTCGCGAGGTCGCTGAAGACTCCAATCGCAAAGCTACAGAAGCTCTGACACAGCTCAAGGCAGAAGCCGACGACCAAAAATGGTTTAAGCGGACATTCTATGGTGCAACCATAACGGCGATTGTGGGCTCTCTCATCACCATCATCTGGGCTGCGCTCAAGCTGGGAGGCCACTCATGAACATCATCCAAAAGGGCAATGCCCACACGAACAGCAGTAGCCGGGAAGGTCATGTTCCATTTATCATTGTCGACCATATCAGCGCAGGCTCCATGAGCAGCATGGATTCCTGGTTTACATCACCTTCGAATACAGTGAGCAGCGCTCATTTCGGAGTGTCGAAATCAGGTAAGATTCATCAATACGTTCCGATCACCCGCATGGCTTGGGCAAACGGACTGACAACCGATGCGATCCCGAAGGCCGCTGCATCTCTGGTCCGACAAAACGCGCCCGTGAATCCGAACAAGTATACCGTCAGCATTGAACACGAAGGAACAGACGGGAATCTGACAGAAGCGCAATTCGCCGCAACAGTCGAACTGCATCGGTTCATCGCGGCTGAGGTCAAGTGGTTGTACGGCCAAGCGCTGTTGTTGGATGAGCAGCATGTCATCGGTCATTTTCAGGTTGACCCAGCTCGCAAGCCGAATTGTCCAGGGCCGAAATTTCCATGGAGCAGGTTGTACCAAGCGTTATCAAGCTCGGAGAGTGTGCGGATAGAGAATGTTCCCGATGTAAAAGAAGAGATGGGAGAACGGCCCATACCAAGGGGATCTGATGGAAACCGAGAGGAGGCTGCCAACATGACGACCGAAAATGCGACTCTATCCGCTCGAATGATCAAGTTGGAAGAGGCAGCACAAACAACCGCAGAACGAATAAAGCTACTGGAAGGAAGGGTTCATCAAGCGGAAGCGCAATGGAATGAACTTCGAAAAACGAACCAGCTGCTATCCAATCAACTCCACCAATTGGTGTTAAAACTCGAAGCTTCCTCCGTCCCGGCTTGGGCGGAAGAAGCTTTTTCTTTTTACTCGGATTTCATTCATGAACCTTCTGGGACAACGGAATTTTGGAGGCTGCTCACCATCATGTACCGAGCCCGGATAGCAAGTGTGGTACAAACGTCGAAATAGTTCAATCGGTTATTCCCGAAAACCCGAGAACCCGAATTATTACCATCCAACCAATCTTCACTAAGGATTAAGACGAATCTATGAATTAAACGAATGAGGTGATATCATGAAGCTCATCGAACCCTATCTGGAAACAATCGTAACGGCTTTGGTCGGCTTGCTGACCACATTGCTGTTGGCAGCTATTGCTGCGCTCCGTGGAAAAATCCAGCTTTGGCTGGCTGCACGAACAACCGCAGCGGAGCAGCAGGTGCTGCATCTTGTCGCCAAGGAAGCCTATGCTCTTGCAGAACGGCTTTACATCGAACGAAGCGGTCCCGAGAAAATGAAGCAGGCCATCGCATATGCAGCAGAGGAGCTTCAGAGGAAAGGGATTGCCGTCAGCCCAGTAAAGCTCGAAGCTGCGATTGAAGCAGCTTGGCTGGATTTTCAGACAAGGGCTCCAACTCGCACCACCAAGTAATCGACTGGAGCTCCCTGCATTTCATGACCCTTGTTGTCCAACTGGACAACAAGGGCCTTTTTTATTTCCCTCCAACTCCTGAGAAAAATGCTTGCCATTCGACCGGGTTTGTTGTTTACTATACACGTAAGGTTATTACTAAGTAATTAATAAAATAATTAATCCAACTGTCAAAGGAGCTATTGACATGACTGCGTCTCAATCCAGCAAGACCACCGCGGTTACCATCCGCAAATCCGATCGACCCGTCACGATAAGCCGTCATCTGTATGGGCACTTTTCCGAACATCTGGGAAGATGTATCTACGAAGGAATCTGGGTAGGGAAGGATTCACTGATTCCGAATACCGAAGGTTATCGCGATGATGTACTGGAAGCCTTGAAGCAAGTGCAAGTGCCGGTGCTTCGCTGGCCAGGTGGCTGCTTCGCGGATGAATATCATTGGATGGATGGCATCGGTCCGTATGAGAAGCGGGCGCGCATGGTCAACAGCCATTGGGGCGGAGTCGAAGAGAATAACCATTTCGGTACGCATGAATTTTTGCGATTCTGTGAGCTTATCGGAGCAGAGCCTTATATAAGTGGAAATGTTGGAAGCGGTACCGTTCAGGAAATGCAGCAATGGGTCGAATACATGACGCTTGACGGTGAGTCGCCAATGGCGAATCTGCGCAAACAGAATGGGCAGGAAAAGCCTTGGAAGCTGACCTACTTTGGCGTCGGCAACGAGAATTGGGGCTGCGGAGGCAACATGCGTCCGGAGTATTATGCGGATGAATACCGGAGATACGGCACTTACGTCCGGAACTATTCGGACAATCGTATCTACAAGATCGCTTGCGGCCCCAATGTCGACGATTACCGCTGGACCGAGGTTCTGATGCGGGAAGCAGCCGGCCATATGCAGGGGCTCAGCTTGCATTATTACACCGTACCGACCGGGATCTGGGACAATAAAGGAGATGCGACCGGCTTTGGAACGGAAGAGTGGTACGAAACGCTGAGACGGACGCTTTACATGGATGAATTAATCACCAAGCACACAGCGATCATGGACAAATATGACCCGCAAAAACGTGTAGGCCTGATCATTGACGAATGGGGAACTTGGTATAACGTGGAGCCGGGTACGAATCCTGGGTTCCTGTATCAGCAGAATTCACTTCGCGATGCGCTCGTGGCAGGGATCAATTTGAATCTGTTCCACAAGCACGCGGATCGGGTTCATATGGCCAACATTGCACAGATGATCAACGTGCTGCAGGCGCTTATCTTGACCGAAGGCGAGAAAATGATCCTAACTCCGACCTATCATGTGTTCAACATGTACAAAGTTCACCAGGATGCCGAGCTGCTTCCGCTTGAATTCGAGTCCCCTTCGTACGCTTACGGAGCCGCACGGATTCCGCAGCTTAGCGCTTCGGCTTCTCGGGACAAACAGGGCCGTGTTCATTTATCCCTGTGCAATCTTCACCATGAGGAAGAGCTGCGCCTCGCAGTGGACATCAGCGGTTTAAACGTATCCATCGGCACGGGTACGATCTTGAACGATCCGAAGCTGGATGCCCATAACGACTTTTCCAACCCTGAAGCGATCTTGCCGGTGAAGCTGGAGGGAATCGTTATGGAGGAAGGCATTCTTCGCGTGACACTTCCAGCAGCATCCGTCGCTGTCATCGAGCTGGTCTAA